CCAGATTTTGTAGCCATCAATTACAAATAATTGTTTTTCCATTAGTCTTCAATTTTTAAGGTTTTAATAATTTTATTTAACTCTGCTAAACAAACTTCTTCAGCTTCTTCATAGGTTTCAAACCCTTTATTCCAATGTAATACAGCTGAATGAGTTGGTTTATAATGAATAACATATCCATAATCACCACCATACATTGGTTCTACAAGTTGAACTAAGCCAACATAACCATAGTCATCTCTTATTTCTTTGAAAGTATTCATAGTCATCTTTTATTTTATTAATAAATTCAGGAAAAGCCATAAACCAAAGAGCATATAAACCCATACAGATTAATAGCAATAAACTTATTCCTAGTATGACCAATACAATTATTCCTATAACTTTCATCAGTCTTCAATTTTTAAAGTTTTAATCATCCATTCTGTGGGTGTATTTATATTATCAACCCATTCTTTAGCACTTGGGATATAGTTATTACAATCCTCTTTTACATGTTGTTCTCCAACATATCTTGTATATACAGTTTTACCATCTGAGTTGACAAAAGACATTCCAAATACCTTTTCACATTCAAAAATACCTTCACTATGATGTCTAAACATTCTGTGTTTACTATGACCAATCCATTTTTTAGTTTCATCAAACCAATTATGTATTGCAATGTAATCACTCCATTCTCCACCCCATTTTTTTATTGAGGATTTACAATGTTCTAAAGGATGTGCCATTATTCTAAAGATTTATTAAGTAAATTACCATCATGTTCATAATCTTCAGTATGTGTTATATTAATACTATTAAATATTTTATATTCTCCTGAAGGTACTTTTATACATAAATAGCCGTGACCACCTTCATTATTCCACCAATCTTCAATACTATCAAGTATTTTTTCTTGAGCAAAATCTTCTAAGTCAACATATATACTTTTATTTAATGTTTCTAATTGATTTTCACCCCAAACATTAATATCATGTATATCTTCCCAAGTCATATCAGGATTTTTTGAATATACAATTCTTTCAATTGCACCACTATCTCCACCACCTTCATAATATACATTAAGTGCAGTAATACCAAGATCAGTCAGCCCTACAAGTAGAATCTGCATTTTTAATTCATCCATAATTATTTTGTTTTATAAAACCTACCTAAGATATTCCCATTAAGGAATTCTTCTTTTTCAAGCACTTCATATTTAAATTGGTGCTTTACTTCTTGATAAGTCAATTCCATACCTGTAAAACAGATCATTAGAATTTCCCTTTTAATACTAACACCTGCTTTGTGAGCATCTTTAAGAGTTTTATTACTACTGTAATAATTCATAAAGTCAGGTTTTATCTCTCTAGTATATTTTTTTAGTCTTTTGTCTGTAGTCAAGGCTAAAGCTTTCTTACCTAAAGGTTTCTTTTTATTGGTAAAGAAATTTTTTTTACCAATGTATGCAACAAACTTACCATCAATAATAGTAGTCATAATATAGATGAATCCAATACCATGTTGTGGTATACAGAACTCATCAAACTCTTTTCCTTGATAACTCCAACTCATATTACTTTTTTTATTAGTTTTAATAATACATCTTTAGTAAAATCAACACCATATGCTTTTACAGTATCAGATAAATCTTTTTCAAATCCTAAATTAATAAAATCTAAATCATATCTTTCTTTATACCTAAGCATAGCTTTTATACCTGCTTCATCATTATCAAATAAAACTATTACTTTTTTATACTTTGTTTTTAATTTTACAATTATACTTTCTGCAATCATACTATTTTCACTGTCTGGTGCAATAGATTCTATATTATCAATACCAAGTCTAGTAAAACACATTAAGTCCTTTAGAGATGATGTAATAAGCAAATAGTCCTTACCAACAAGTTGATCAACACCTTGTATGTAGTTTTCTACTTTAACAAATTTTTTATCCGGAGTTTTAGGAAGATAAATTTTATATAAACTACCATCATTTCTAAAATATCCATACAAATAATTACGTGATGTAGTTATTACACTTTCAGTACCATCTGGTTCTTCTTTAGTCATTGTAAAATAAGCTAAAGGAGATACATTATAATAAGCTAATAGATTTGAATTAATCTTAAAGCCTCTCCAAAATGATTCATCTAAATTATTCCAGTGTCTGATTTGAAAATCAGTAACTTTAAATCTATCATATACTTTTATTACAGTTGCTGTATGAGATACATTATACTTTGTAAATTCAGCATAATCATTTTCAATTTTTAATACGCAATCACGGTACTCTATGTTAAACAAATACATCACTAAGTTGATGCTATTGCCTTGATAACCAGATGAAAAATCCTTAAATCTATATTCAGAATTATGAACATCATAGTACACACACATAGAAGGTGTTTTTTCTGATTTAAATACAGAACTTATTTTTATATCTTGACCATCAAGTTTTTCATTTAAGTTTAGATAATATTCAAATATCCACTCAATGGGTATGTCTTTAATGCCATATATATTTTTTGTAGAAATCATACTAATTTTATTAAATAGAAAAGGGAGACCATTTTCAGATCTCCCTTTAGCTAAATATTAATTAGTCTAAACTGAAATCTGAAGATGCTCTTGGTGGTACAGAAAAGTCATCTGCATCAAAAGCTGTTACTGGTTTTACTTCCATTTTCTTAAGATGTTCTGTTTCTGAATATTTCATAACATTACCACCTTCTTCTGTATATGCATAACCACTTTTGCTTCCTTTTGCAATCCATAAATCATGATTAATATATCCTGATTTACCTTCATACTCTTTACCAGCAATGCAAATATCTAAAAATATATCTTTAAATGGTGCATCATTGTTAAAAGCTTCAATAAAATCTTCAATTGTATCATGCTTATCATTCTGTGCAAGGAACCAATCATAAGTGCCTAATGTCATGTTAAAGTTTTTAAGAAATATCATTAAAGATTTATCTCTAAAAATTTCAACACCTGACTTAGTCTTACCATCAGCAAATGCATATTGACTAGCTTTTAATCTACCAATCTGACCTTCATAATGTCCTTTACTTTCATCATCTTTGTCAATCATAAATCCTTCAAACCCTTCAATTGGTTTAGTTTCTACATTTAACATAAGATGTTTTGCACCCGGTATAAATTTGAAATCATCAAGATATACACTGTTAATTCTTACTGTATGATTGCCTGGTGCAATTGTTTTTGGTAATCCTCCACCACCTTCTGGTAAATCTGTTGTGCTTAAAGCCATTTTATTTATTTTTTATTTGTTATTAATTAATCTACAAAAACTTTTTCCCAGTAAGTTTTATACTCACCGTTTTCATCTATTTCTGCTATTACTATTTCTTCATTTCTAAGATGTTCTGGTCTTGCACCGCAAGAGATATCATCATTAGTCTTAAAGCTTAAGATATTCTTGTTGCCTTTTCTGTACAAGTATCCAATTGCATCTGAGTTAGAAGTAGTAATCCTTTTTAATTTACCCGTTAAGTCTAAGTCCATGGATGTAAATGTTCCACCTGCTTTTTCTAACTGAGTATCTTTTACGTGACCAACAAAGATTACATAGGGAGCCCATGTTCTTATATAATCAATCACTTTAGTAAAAGCTTGTCTTGTCCAATAGTAACCGGCACCTTCAGGCAAACCTAAAATAGTACCATACTTTACTTTACCACCTGTTTCAGGAGTAAACCAGTTTTTACCCATTGGAGATTTAGAATACATAACTTCTGCATATGGAATAATCATTTCTTCCAATGCTGTTATAGTATCTACTGCTACATATTTGTAAGGATTTCCTGCTTCTTTGATAGCTTGGCCTATTTCTCTGATTTCCTCAAAAGTTTTAGCTTCTACTTTCATAGCATTTAAATACTTTGAACCTCCTTCTAAATCTAAGATTAAACAATTATCTAGTGTAGATAATAAACTTGTTTTACCTATTTTAGGTTTAGAAAAGATTATTAAGTTAGTAGGGCTCTTATGACTTGGAGCAACTCTACTTGTTGGTAATACAATTCCCATTATTTAAGATTTTATTAAATCATTTAACCATTTCTTTTGACTCACTGGCTTCTGCAACATAATAGCTGCAAGATCTCTAATAGTTAAACTAGATAGAGGAGCATCAGTATTTGGATCCATAATCTCATCAAAATCAGGAAATAGTTCTTGCTGTTCAGGAAGAGAATCTTCTCTAGCAATTTCTATTTTAATCAATTCAGCTACAGGAATAAGATATCTTACATCTCCTTTAGCATTTGGTTCTGTAGTATCATACTCTGTATCATAGTGAGGATTATATCTCCACTTATATAAAGTACGGTTTACATCTTCCGGGTCAAGTTCAATACTGACAAATTCAGTATAAATATCTTCACCTTTTTTTACTTCACTTGGAAAAAATCCAATCACATGTTCTGCACCTCCATATGGCTTATATGCACATTTTGGTATAAACAATGGATTTTCAATTTCAAGTAGTTCAAACTTATGCATGTGTTCTTTGAACAAATCCATAGTCTTCTCTTTCCTATTTAAAGGATCTTTAGTTGATAAACTCATTTTTTATTATTTAGTTCCTATTCTTTTTTCTTGTTGAGGGGGTGTATTCATCTCAACAATCCGCATCTTTTCAAATTCAGCTCTGAAGAAACTTAATCTAGTATCACCATTTCTACATTTAAGAAAGTGTAATACCATAACTCTGTCATCTTCAATAATAAATCTATCAGGTCCATAGAATCTTATCTTCTGTTTTCCTGGTCTATTAATTCCTATTACAGTATCAGCATGTTGGAGAAGTGCATCAGCACCAAAAATATCAGATTCTAAAACATAATTGCCATACTTGCCGTCTTCAGCTCTGTCCGGATGGTCAATATTTCTATTTAACTGACTTAACACTATGAATGCAATAGGATATATCCTCTTTAATTCAGTAAGGGCTTCCCCTAAGTTGTTTAGTGTATCATGTTTCTCTTTCTCATAGGCTGCTTTTTTAAATAATAGTGAATGATCAATTGTTATTAATGTTTTTGTAAATACCTTTCCTGTATCTGTTATTTCAGAATGCATTTCCATATAGTTATGGATTATTCTTCTAAAATCATCTATGGTACATGGTTTTTCAACTACATCAATAGGGTGTTTAACTTTTTGTTTGGCATATTCATAACACTTTCTTAAATCATCATCAGATAATTTTCCGTCTGCACTACATAAATACTTATAAGATCTACCAATAACACTAGAGTATTCTCTAATAGCTGATGATCTTGCAAGCATCTCAAATTGAAACTGTAGTACTCTAAAGTTTTCTCCGGGATTAAGATTAAAAGATTCTCTTGTAATTTGTTCTGCAATCAATGTTTTTCCACTTGCTGGCCTTCCACCAATAACTGTCATAGTATTCCATTCAATACCATCAGTCATTGCATCATTAAATTTAGGCCAGGGTGTCCTAAGACTTTTTATCTCACCATTCATTCTACCTTTTAAGTAGTGAAGTGAATCTTGAAAGCCCTCCTTTTGACTCTTCCATTCTGTTGAGAGAGATTTAGGTTTGTTGCTCATTTATACGGAGTTATTAATTACTTGGTTTTATTTCAATATTATTTTTGAGTACATTATACAAACTATGAAAGAATGTAATAATAGTTTCAATTATTAAATATTGAAATATAGTTACTGGCATTAGAAATACATTAATGATATAGTATGCTAATATACTACCAAGAATAGCAGCCAGTAATAATTTAAGTTTAATCATACTACTTTTTCTTTGAATTTAAAATCATTATAAGTTTCAGTTCCATTATTCAGTAAATCACAGTAATTAGCTAGTTCAGATTCAAAAGATTTTTCAACTGCATTTTGCTTCCGGATAAAATATTGAGAAGTCCTCATATACTTAAAACCATTTGCTTCATATTCATCTACATACCGTCTTGTTGATTCTAATACAGTTTCCCAACTATAGTTATGGTTATCAAAAAACCATCTAAAGTTATTTTCTAAGTTCTTTTTATCTGACCTAGCATATTTACCACTTGGGAGTTTAAAGGTAGGAAATATTTTTAAATATTCCTCTATTTTTTCCATATAATTTTCTCCCATTTTAGATACAGATGTAGTCTTTTTACTTGTTTTAAAGTAAGCATCAATACCTTGTACAAATGTAATAGCTTTTGGAGTTAAATTGTTATTTACATCAAGCCACTCATCATTTTGCAACTTTTTGCTTTCTATTGCTGCATTAACATATTTGTTTGGTGCAACATTTTGACTGATACTATACAAATAATAAAAAGAATTTGGTGTTAGGTCAGCTTTTATAAGTTTATTAAATATTTCATTCATACTTACCATATTATTGTTTGGTTATAATTCTTTTGTATTATTTCTGTAGTTTTGACAAATACATCACCACAATCCCATTCTTGCTCATAATTAAATAATGCACTGGCTGGGTTACTAACTAAGAATTTATAGTTGTTATCATTTACTGCATCTACCCATTGTTGAGCAATTTTACCCATATAGATATATACTAACCCCGGACAATGCCAAGTTAAAAAATCAAATAAATATGCAATAAAAGTTTGCCAAATAAATTGATGTTGTCCTGTTTTACCAATAGTAGTAGTTAATGCTGTATTAAGTAATAATATACCTTGGTTACTCCATCTTTTAAGATCCATGTCTCTGTTGACTAAGTTATTACCATTATATACAGTTCTATCAATACTATCTAATAAACATTTTTGTACTGTTATTAATTCTGTTGAGTTACTTAAACTAAACGGAATCCCATCAGCTTGGTGAATTCCGTGAAATGGATCTTGACTTACTATAACAACTTTAATTTCACTATAGGGACATTCTTCAAATGCTCTAAACCAATTTTTAAGTGTAGGTGTAAATCTTTTACCATCTTGAGTTTGTTTAATTAGTTTCTTGATAATATCATCAAATTCTTTACTAAATATAAATCCTCTAAGTTTAATTGCCCATCCTGATGCTTCTAATTTAGCATATATTTTTTCTTTTATTTCTTCTATATCAAGTGTTTGTTTCATTTTTTATATATATTTGTATCATGGCAATAAAAGTTAAAGAACTCAAAGATGACATCATATTAGATGTTAAAGTAAACAAAGCATACTATATGATGCTTAAGTCTACCTTATTTTATTTATTTCAACAACAGTCAGATGAGGCTTTAAGAGAAGAATCTCTTAAAAGAATCATGACTGGTAAGTATGAAGATATGAATGACTTAGAAAGATCATTCTATACTATAACTATCATGCTTGCTGAGATTGAAAAAGTAGCTAAAGAGAAAGATGCATATGATGAGAAAGAAGTATTAGAACCAGGTGATGAGGGCTATATAGCTCCTACTCTAGGTTAATATTATATATTTCTCCTATCTCAATACAGGCTTGTATAGCCATTGACAATTCATCTTTAGTACATTCTCCAAAAGATTTACATATCTCTTGGTCTAGTTCATTTTCTGTAAATACTAAACAAAGACCTGATCTCTGTTTAACTAAAAGTTTCATTTCTTCAAATGTATAACCTGCTTCTTGAGCTAGTATTCTAATACATGTATGTACTTTAGATATCTGTGCTAAAGAACCATTATCAGTTATAATATTCATAAACATCTCAACTTCTACACCTTCTGGTAATAATTTTACAAACTGCTCATATAAGATTTTATTCTTATCTGGCTGTATAAGCTTACCATTAACTTTTTTAAGTTTACTTGTATACATATTTAAAGTTTAAATTACTTTCCATTTTTTAAATAATGCTAATAAAGTTTGCACATCTTCAATATCTGTGATATTATCTGAAAATTCATCAAAGTTTACTCTCCATTTATTGCCTGGTGAATCAGTATTTTCTGAACTATACAAACTAAAACCATTACCAAATGAAAATATGTAATAATGATAATCATTTTTATCACCACTTTCTTCTATTAAAATATCAATTCTAGTGAAACCTTCTTCAATTAATTCTTCTTCTGTCATATTTTAATTATTATATCCATTATGATCCAAATCATCTTGATCATCCATTATCTTTTTTACTAATATACCTACAAATACAAGGACTATTGCTACTATTATTAAACAAATTGTTATCATAATTTATTTTTGTTTAGGTAAAAAGTTAATATAACTCTGTGCTTTTCTTTTACAATCCCATATAGAGATTAACGCAGGATTCTTTTTACTCTTAACATACTTCCATCTTGTATACCATGCTTTCTTGTACATCACAGTGTACATCATATTATTTTCTGTAATTACTTTATACTTCATAATTTTTAATTTTATTACCAACTTGTGGTATTAGTTATACAATAACCATTTCCAGGATGTGCATTCATCCAATCACCTTCTGAAAGGTAAAAAGTTTTATTATTATTTGAGCAATCATTTTTAATTACTACTGAATAGTCAGTAATATTATCACTTTGTATAACTCCACAATTACATGGTGTTACTTCTTTCTTCTCACATGACATTGCTAATAAAGCAACTGCCATAATT